GCGCAACACACAGGCCATTTTCACATGACCCCCTCCCTTTCCGGGGGCAAAAAGAGGTGATAAGCGAGGTGAGATAAATGCCGAATAAAAAAGAATTGACAAAAGATGACAAGATCAAGAAAGAGATTCGCCGATTAAAACGGATTTACAAAGATTTGGAAGGAAAAAAGAAACAGGTTGTCGATGGCCTGATCAATGAGGCAGCCTTTATGAAGGCCACGCTGGAAGAACTGAAAGTCATGATCGACGAAAAAGGCCCGATTGACGAGATGTCGCAGGGATCATATTCGATCCTGCGGGAACACCCGGCAGTAAAGACCTACAACACGATGATCCAACGTTACACGACGGTGATCAAACAGCTTGCCGACTTGTTGCCAAAAGAATTGCCGAAGGAGGATGACGACGGTTTTGAGTCGTTCGTGAGCGAGCGTGATTAAGTATCCGCTTGATTACAACCCGATCCTCGAATACTGGCAGAAGATCGAAAGCGGCGAGGAGATCGTTTCCGACAAGGTGCGGAGGGTGTATAAAAAACTGGTCTCCGATCTGAACGATGAGAACAGCGAATGGGAATACAACCCGAAACGGGCCAACCACGCCATTGAGTTCATCGAGAACTTTTGCAAGCATAGCAAGGGCAAGATGGGTGGCAAGTCGTTTTTACTGGAACTGTGGCAGAAAGCGCTGGTGGCCGCGCTGTTCGGCTTCGTTCACAAGATCGATGGAACGCGGAAGTACCGGGAACTTATCCTCATCATTGCCCGGAAAAACGGGAAGTCGACCCTTGGTTCAGCGATTGCCTTATATATGCTTGTGGCCGATGGAGAAGCGGGGCCGGAGGTCGTATCAGCGGCCACAAAGAAAGACCAGGCCAAAATCATCTGGTCGGAGTCCAAGCGCATGGTGAAGAAATCCCCCGTCCTGCGGAAGCGAGTGAAAACCCTTGTCCATGAGTTGATCAGCGAGTTTAACGACGGCACATTCAAGCCGCTGTCCAGCGACAGCAACACCCTGGACGGTCTCAACGTCCACTGTGCGCTCATTGACGAGCTCCACGCTATCGAGGACAAAAACCTGTACGACGTGATCGTGGACGGCATGAGCGCAAGGGAACAGCCGCTTTCGATCATCACGACAACTGCCGGGACGGTCCGGGAAGGAATCTTTGACATCAAATACGAAGAAGCCGAGCGGATCATCAACGGATACGGCGATCCGGACGGCTACAAAGATGAGCGGGTGCTACCGATCATCTACGAGCTGGACAAGCGGGAAGAATGGACCGATGAGCGCTGCTGGAAGAAAGCCAACCCCGGACTGGGAACAGTCAAAAGCATTGACCAGTTGCGGCAGAAGGTGAAGAAGGCACAGGCAAATCCTTTGTTGGTGAAGAACCTGCTGACAAAGGATTTTAACGTCCGGGAGACCACATCCGAGGCGTGGCTCACGTTCGAGCAGATCAACAACACGGAGACGTTCGACATCGCGGCGCTCCAACCCCGATATGGCATTGGCGGTGTGGACCTTTCAAGCACCACCGACCTAACCGCGGCCTGTGTTTTGTTCATGCTCCCGGGAAACGATAAAATTTATTTCGATCATATGTACTGGCTGCCGGAGGAGCTGCTTGAAAAGCGGACCAAGGAGGACAAAATCCCGTATGACATCTGGCACGAACAGGGACTATTGAGAACCTGCCCGGGGAACAGTGTTCATCCCAAATACGTGACCGAGTGGTTCCTGGAAGTGATGAACGAAAAAGGGATTTACCTGCCGTGGATCGGGTACGACAGTTGGAGCGCAAAGTATTGGGTTGAAGAGATGGAAGGGTATTTCGGCAAAGAAGCCATGATCCCGGTGATTCAGGGCAAGAAGACATTATCGGCACCGATGAAAAAGCTGGGCGCTGATTTAGAAAGCAAGAAAGTCGTCTACAACAACAACCCGATCACCAAATGGTGCCTGACCAATACCTCGATTGACGAGGACAAAAACGGAAACATCCAGCCAATCAAAAGCAATTCGCGACGCCGCATCGACGGATTGGCGGCCATGCTGAACGCCTATGTGGTGCTGCAACAAAAGCTGAACGACTATCTCAACATGATTTAAAGGGGGTGATCGATTGGGTTTTTGGAGCCGTCTTTTCCGCTTTCGGAATCGGATTCCGGAACAGCAAAGCGTGAGGATTGAATTGATCACCGAACGGGGGAACGGCTTTTATTCGTGGCACGGGGATCTGTACCGGTCGGACATCGTTCGGTCCTGTATCCGGCCCACGGCCAAAGCCATCGGCAAACTGGTGGCAAAACATATCCGGGAAGGGCCGAATGGTGTACAAGTCAACCCGGAGCCATACATGCGGTTTCTCCTTGAAGAACCAAACCCGTTCATGAGCGGCCAGATGTTGCAGGAGAAGCTGGCCACGCAACTCAAACTCAACAACAACGCGTTTGCCTTGATCATCCGGGATGAGTTTGGCTATCCAACGCAGATTTACCCGATTCCATGCACGGCGGTTGAAGCGATTTATGACGCATCCGGGGAGTTGCACCTCAAGTTCACGCTACGCAATGGAAAACAGGCACAGTTCCCGTATCGCGACATCATCCATCTCAGGCAAGACTTCCACCAAAACGACGTGTTTGGGGACAGCCCGGCGGAAGCGATCACGTCTCTGATGGAGATCGTGAACACCACGGACCAGGGCGTGGTGAAGGCCATCCAGAACAGTAACGTTATCAAATGGCTGCTCAAGTTTAAGCAGGTGCTCAGGCCGGAGGACATCAAGAAACACGTCGATGATTTTGTCAAAAACTATCTCTCGATCAACAGCGAAACGGGAGGCGCGGCGGCGGCTGACGCCAAATATGATGTCGAGCAAGTCAAGCCGGAAAGCTATGTGCCGAATGCAGCGCAAATGGACCGAACGCTGCAGCGGGTATATAGCTTTTTTAATACCAACGAAAAGATCGTCCAGTCCAAATTCACCGAGGATGAATGGGTGTCTTTTTACGAGTCCGAGATCGAGCCATTGGCGATCCAGATGAGTCACGAGTTTACCCGTAAGCTGTTCAGCCGGAAGGAACGGTCTTTCGGGAACAGGATCATCTTTGAAGCGTCTAACCTGCAGTATGCCAGCATGAGGACCAAATTGGGACTGGTGCAGATGGTTGACCGCGGGGCCATGACACCGAACGAATGGCGAAAGATCCTGAACATGGGTCCGATTGAAGGCGGCGACCAGCCGATCCGCCGTTTGGATACCGCGGCAGTACCCAGTGAAGGAGGTGATGGCATGGATGAGGGGCAAAGCGAAGGACAATCTGAGCAGCCTGCTGCAGATCAAAAACCAAACCGAAACCAGCGCTGACCTCTATTTCTACGGGGACATCGTGAGTAGCTGGTGGGGGGCATGGGACGATACAGACCAGTATCCCAGCGCCGTCCGTGATTTCCTGAAAAACGCCGAGGGAAAAGACCTGAACATCTATATCAACAGCGGCGGCGGGGCTGTGTTTGCCGGCATGGCCATTTACAACATGCTCAAACGGCACAACGGCTTTAAAACTGTCTATGTGGATGGCGTGGCGGCATCCATCGCCTCCGTCATTGCGCTGGCCGGTGATCGGATCATCATCCCGTCCAATGCGTATCTGATGATCCACAAACCGTGGACCATTGCGGTCGGGAACGCGGATGATCTGCTGAATGTGATAGAGATGCTAGATAAAGTCGAGGAAGGAATCATCAACGTCTATGCCGATCATCTGGCGGACGGCGTGGACATTGAAACGATTAAGGAGATGGTGGCCAAAGAGACATGGATGACCGGCGATGAAGCCGCACGATACTTCAACGTGGAAGTGGGGCCGCCCTTGGAGGCTGTTGCTTATAGCGGTGAGATGCTGGATAAGTTCCGGAATGCGCCGCAACAACTGAAAGATGCAAAGAAAAAGAGTCTTGCCGTATACCGGGCAAGGCTCAATTTGTTGAAACTCAAAGGGGGTACAATCGATGAATAAAAAGGAGTATTTGGAAAAGCGTAAAGCACTTTTGGAACAAGCTGAAGCGCTTTTGAAAGAAGGCAAGTTGAAAGAGTTTGAGGCCAAAGAACAGGAGATTAAGGACCTGGACGAAAAGTTTGAGGCATACGCCAAGGCGCAGGCCAATATGAACGCTTTGAAAGAGAGGAAAGTGGTGGATGTGATTGTGGACATGACGAAACAACAAGACGGCACGGTGGCCTCTACGAAGCCTGTCGAGGCCAAGGATGAGAAACAGGTGTATCTCCGGGCCTGGGCCAAGGACATGATGGGGCAGCCGCTGACCGAAGAAGAGCGTGTCGTGTTTGACAAGTTCAATGCGGATGTCAAGAACGCTGTGCAAACCACGAACGAGCACGCCGTGGTGATTCCGGAAACTGTCCGTGATGGTATCTGGAGGGAAGCTGGCGAACTGTATCCGATTCTGGGGGATGCGAATATGACTTTTGTCCCCGGGGATCTGACCATCATCAAAGAGGTGAACAGCGGATCGGACGCGGAATGGTACGATGAGCAAACCGCTGTTACCGATGGCGATTTCCAACTGGCTGAGTTGAACCTCACCGGTTGCGAGCTGGCGAAGGCCATCCCGGTCAGCTGGAAGCTCCGCAAAATGTCCATCGATGCGTTTATTGCCTACATCCAAACCCTTCTAGCTGAAAAAATGGGTGCCGCATTAGCAAAAGCAATTGTCAGCGGTCAGGGTAAACCTGGGCCGACCGACCCGTGGAAACCGCAGCCGCGGGGGATCGTCACGGCGATCAAGGCTGAAGCTGGAACTCCCCAAATTATCACTTATGACCCGAATGCGGCCACTCCCGATCCGCTGACCTACGACAAGCTGGCTCAAGCGATGGGGTTGATTAAATCCGCATACAAGACCGGCGCGGCAATATATGCGAAAAGCTCCGTGATCTGGGGAACCTTGGCTTTGATCAAAGACGACAATGGTCGCCCACTGTTTGTCCCTGACGTGACGACCGGCGGTGTAGGGCGGATCTTTGGTGTTCCCGTCAAAGAAGAGGACAGCGTGCCTGATGGTGACATTCTGATCGGGAATGTTGCCCGCGGATACGCCATGAACGTCAACGAAAACATGACCATCTATACGGAGGATCATGTGAAACAGCGCTATACCGACTATATGGGTTATGCGCTGGTTGACGGGGATGTGCTCACTACGAAAGCGTTTGCCTACATTGAGAACATTTCTGCTGCTTAATCACCTGAGTAAAGGGCCGGGCCAATCGGTTCGGCCCTTACTCTTTGGGAGTGATGACAGTGTTCACGGGTAAGGTGATCAAGAAATTCATCGACAAGCACACCCGGAAACGTTATGAGGCCGGGCAGGAATACCGTCACAAAGATGAAAAGCGTTTGCAGGAACTCAGCAAACTGGGTTTTGTGGAGTATGAAAGCAGCGATAAAAAGCCCGAAAAGAAATCTAGAGTCAAGTCTAAAAAGTAGGTGGCCTTAAATGGCGCTGATTGACGATGTAAAACTGTCGCTCCGGGTGTCAGTGCCCGATTTTGATGATGAGATCCAGGATTTGATCGACAGTGCAAAAGCCGATTTGCAGCTTTCCGGGGTGGTCAATCTGGATGAAACCGATCCGCTGATCAAGCGGGCCATCACGACATACTGCAAGGCCAATTTCGGCTACGACAACCCGGAAGCCGACCGGTTCCAACGGTCGTATGATCTTTTGAAAATGCACTTGGCCTTGTCTTCCGACTACACGGGAGGCACGACCCAATGAGACATAACGCTGTAATCCATCTTGTCTCGACTCAGATCGTCGAGGACGAGATCGGCAACCAGATCGAACAGGAAACGGAGCGGAAAGTTTACGCCAACGAAATGGCGGTAAACCACGTCGAGTATTACAACGCGGCGGCAGCCGGTCTCAGGCCGT